ACGATGAACCGTGCGAACTTTTACATCGCAAGTTATGACAGTAACAGAGCGAGGCTTTTGATCTTCGGTGATGGCGTTCATCTCACCAAGGAAGTGTGACAACTCATCGCCTGATACTGACCCTGATGTGTCAACGTAGATGATGACATCACCAGCACCCACCTTGTCAACGCTGGGCAGATACACGCCCTGATTGAACCAAGCATTCTTTTGTGGTCTGCGCCATGTGTAGTCGTCAGGCTGATCACCACCGATAAAGCGGTTAAGAACATCGCGCCAGTCGATCTGGCAACGCCGCATCACTTGCACAAGCTGGTCAATCTTGGCTGGCAGCTTGCCCTGAGCCTTGGCAGCATCAGCGGCCATAAGTGTCTTGATGTCCAACTCAGCTTCGATCTGGCTGGCCTCAGCATCAGACAACGGCTCACCATCGTCACCCATGGTCTCTATAACGCCGCCCCATGACGGTGCATCGTCAGGCGTTTGATCGTCAGGCATGTGTGAATAGATGCGCTCTGCCGCCCAGTCCTTGTACTGAACCCACTCAGGCTTGCTGTCGTGAAACAGGCCATCGGCAGGGATGGAAAAGCCGTCATCTTTCAAGATATCGTTGATGGCAATATCGGTACAGACATTCCATTTCTTGTGGTCACGGTCACCGATACGCAAGCAATGCTTGAACACAACGTGCAAGACCTCATGGGCAATGACACCCATGACCATATCCTGATCATACTTGTTAACGAACTCACGGTTCCACAAGATCGACTTGCCATCGGTTGCCATTGTCGGCAGGGCGGCGGTCTCAGTAAAGTTGAGACCCATAGCACATGACCCAAAGAATGGGTGCTTTAGAACCAATTGTGTTTTGGCTCTGGCAATTTTCAAATCAGCATCCATGATGCAATCTCCCATGTTGAAAAAGTTAGATAGAACTTTTTGAGGGGCGGTTATGCCGCCCCCCAATATGTTAGAGGATAAGCTGCTTGCCATCAGTGATGATCCACTGACGCACGGCCTCAGACTGCTTGAGCGTCTGATCACGGTTGACTGCATCCTTTACAGCGAATGCCGCGAACTCTTGCTGGTCAAGCCGCTTGAGGTACTTGATCACGTTGCCAGCATTCGACTTGTTCATACGGTGAGCCAGCCCTGATGCGGTGGCGTATAAGACCATGGCATCATCCGGCAGAGCCGCACTGTCAGGGTTGCTAATAACCTTGTCTAAATCAGGCATGTGATCCTTCAGCTTCACATATCCCATGAAATCAGCGCAAGCTGCACGGCCTACCTGACCAGTGATTGCCTCTGCCTGTTCGACTGGTGGTAAGCCCCAGCCCAAGATTGTTGACACCCGATCCCATGACCGTGGTGACGGTGACGCATTCGCATCACGGTCAAACTTGTGCAGGAACTCAGGGCGTGACCGCAAGAAGCCAGTCACATCCTCATGCACCTTGTGAGCCATGAAATAAGCGATAGTATCCTCAAGATCAGCCGAAATTTCCAAGAACATCAGGCGGTCTTTGAGGTGGCTTGGCATGTTGTTTGTGCCAGCCCGATCACTGGTGCGGTTGCCAGCGGCAACGATAGCGCAGTTGTCAGGCAGCTTGAACTCGCCAATCCTGCGCTCATTCACAATCTGAGCCGCCACGTTCTGATTGCTGACAGGTGCTTGCGGCAACTCATCCAAGAAGAGATAGACCGCTTCCATATTGGAAGCCATGTCGGTGACCTTGGCTAGCCAATGCGGCATGATGCGCTTGGCATCACCGTCAATCAAGGCAATGATACCGCCCAACTCAGCGGCATCAAACTGAGCCAATGACAGTATATAACAGCCATGATCGCGCTCTTCTGCAATTTGTTGAATGACTGACGTTTTACCAAGACCAGCACCGCCGATCAGGTAGGGGATAACACGCTGAGCATCACGCCCTGTCGCATGTTGAATTTGGCTATCAATTGATGCCGCTACAATATTCTTTGCCTGAGATAGTTTCATCACATTCTCCTAAAGTTGAAAAAAGAAGAGGGGGCAAAGCCCCCATTATTAGAATTGGTCAACTACATCGTTGACAGTCTCGTTTTCTTTTTCGACTGCCTCTTGTGCAGCCTTTGCTGCTTCGGATGCATGGTAGTTGTTTCGGGCTGCTTGCAGCGCGTTCATCTCATCAAAGAAAACAGCCAACTCTTCATCGTCTAGGCCGTCTTTCCACTTGTCACCCTGCACGACATTGCCGTTGTCGTCTTTTTTGTTTGACCATTTGCCCATGACCTTTTCGGCAAGGATAAGGGCGGCAGATTTATCGGCCTCACCCGATACAGCCTTTGCCAACTTGGCTTCGGATGTGATGCCTTGGTCATTGAATACAGACATCACGGCAGTCGGCGTGGTGTTATCACCGAAACCAAACTCGCGTTTGGCAGCGACAGAGTTTTCCAGATACTTCTTTGCGACAGCATCTTTGCAGCCGCCATCAGTGGTCAGGTCATGCCGCACGTTCTTTGAGATAGTGCGCGGCAAGTTGCCCTTAGTCAGGGTGATGCCTGATATCGCGCTGATCAGTTCAGCATAGGTTGCCAGCTTGGTAGCATTGACCTGTTCAGTGACCATTTTTGCGTCACCCTTGAGGCCAGCGATTGTGCCTTCATTGGTGGCAACGGTTGAAACAGTATTTGCGGATAGTGAAAAAGTTTGGTTAGCCATGTCGGCATCTCCCATAAAAGTTGAAAAATAGCAGGACGCTATGACACCGCAGGATGCGGTGTTTCGCCAGTGTCCTAAGCTGGCATCATCAGATAGCTAAGCTTGGAAATTGTAATAGTGGTTTGGGTATTCAGCCTCATACTTTGCCGAATAGGTGGGGTGTGCCTCTTCAAAATCGACAACCTTGTCTGCGGCTTCGATCATAATTTTTACTTCGGTTGGGTTGTTTGTCGGCTTGTAACCCTTGAGATAAATTGAAAGCATTGCCTCGTAGGCCTTCACATATTCTGCATAAGTCATACGCAATCTCCTATTTGCCAGTAAACACTGATGGGTTTGAATGGTTTGGTCTGACGCTAAACTCGCCGCAGTCGCTGGTGATCAGGAACTCATTTGGCGAAAGCTTTAAGGCGCGGCATACAGTCACGATTTGCTGCTTGGCCTCTGCCATGTCTCGCACAATTGCCTTGTCGTGCTTTACAGCAAAGCGGCTGGTTGAAAGCTTGGTGATATCCCGAACCGTGTTTGTAATTGTCAGCATTATGCATCTCCCAAAACATAGTTGATAATTGAAGTGACGTTGTAACCCTCTTGAGTGCGCTCATTCATGATCTGATCGCAAACCTGATCCTTAAAACCAGACCGCATCAATTCGCCAGTGCCGCCAGCAACCAGCCAGTCGTCATAGTCAGCATCAAGTAAACCCCTTACGGCCTTGAATAAAGGTGTCACGACATCGCCAGCCATTTTCGGGTTTGTCCACCTTGGGGGATTGTCGCTGTCAGCGGCATCGCAAGCCCATGCGATAGCAAGCAACTCAGCAATTTTTGCATGGCGATAATCGGTCATCATAATGTCAGTCATGTCGGCTCCTGTTTCGCGTATCTCTTCATGGCATGGGTACGATCCCATGCGACAGGTGGCGGCTTGTTAGACCGCCAGTCTCAATTTGTTTGGACTTACAGATGCGGTTCACCTCGCGGCCTCTACCCCCTACCTCACCAGACCACAACCCCTGCACAATCACCAGCCAGCCGCAGTGTCGAGGTGAAATGCAAGGGCGCGCTGGGTATCTCGGAAGCGTCACACGCACCTTGCCTATCGGCGTATCGTTGTGTCGCGCTAGGGCTGGGGTGATTACCAACCTACCGTGGGCGTTGCCAAACTGGGGCTAAGTTCACTGCATAGCAGGAACATTTATCGTTCTATAGTAAGTAGACGATTGAGACAAGCGTATTATTGTCATTTAGTTACATTTTTTTACATTATTTTACAGATGCGTCTGTAATGTACAGTGGAAGCTAAAAACGCTTCTAGACTATTTTAGGTGTGAATGTACCCAAAACACCCTAAAGCCGCTCAGGGGGCTTCTATGGGCGATTAAAAGCATAGTGATGATTAGGGGTTGCATACAGGTTCCATGGAACTTTTCTGGATGGTAGACTAACCAAAGTTGAAACCGCGTATGCTGCCCGCCAAGGGCAATGCATTCCGCTCATAGGGAATAGAACATGGCAAAGAAACCAACACATCTAAAGATAGTGGCTAAAGAACAACCACTAACAGGGAAGCAAGAAGCATTCGCAAAGCTGGTGGCTAGCGGGTCAATGCTGAGTGATGCATATAGGGAATGCTATTCGGCTGATAATATGAAGAGTTCAACCCTATGGTCTGAGGCTTGCCGCCTTGCACAAAACCCCAAGGTGTCCACAAGGATTAAGGACATTCAAGCCGATATGGAAGCAGATCGCCGCACGATTGAGCGCAGGCGGGAAGAATGGGTTTTGAAAAGGCTCAGTGAGGAAGCAGATCAGGCAGACAATGCATCGTCACGCATTCGGGCATTGGAATTGGTGGGCAAGACTGTCGGCATGTTCACAGATCGTATAGAACAGGCTGAGACCAACGAGAGATCGTCCGCAGAAATCGAAAAGGATTTGAAGGCGCGGCTGGCGCGGCTGATCGGATCGTGAGGGGGGTTTCCTATTCACGAAACTTTGGTGACCCCACCTACCCCCTATCCCACCCATAGAGACCTGTGCCTACACGCGCACACTACATGAGGTTCTACTCAAACAATGACAGAGATTTTTGTAAAGCCTTCCCCCTGTGTTGGTACTTGTACCATCGATGAAATAAATAATCTGTGCCTAGGATGTAATAGAACTATAGATGAGATAGCCCTGTGGGACGATTTAACGCCCTCTGAGGCGGTCTTGATGATGGAAGTGGTGCGTACCCGTACCCTTTGTCTCTGGCAGGCGTGGGAGGACTTTGAGGAGCCTACCCTTCAATAGAAAAAAGGGGTAGGAATCCTAGGGGGTAAAAAATTTTGCAAAAAAAAATTGAAAAGTTACCTATAACTTTCCCCAGTGAGTGTCTATTGCCTCTATCACATCATCCCATTCTGCTATTTTTTTTAGCTCTTCTATCACTGCTTCTGAAATATCTGAGTGTTCCCCGATACCCGCAGGGTTAGTCATATACACATCGATATTTGCTTTGTGTATGGCTACATGTCCCTCTGCGTGTTTTCTCACTGCTGCTAAAATATCAACCATTTTCGTCTTCTGCGTATAAGTTGTTGAAGATTTGAGTTGTGTCTAGTGTGTAATCTAGATCTGACTTTGAATAATGGATATGCTGGGATGGCAGGAAGTCTGGTGCGCCTTCTCCTGTTTCAAACCATGCTGGGTGTGTCACCCTAACGCGGTTGTTGGGAAGAGCGATAATATTGCCAGTCCAATCACCTGCATCAAGTAGTTCAAGTACATGGCTTTGTTTGTGTTGAGCTGGGTCATCTGCTACCTCACTGTCTGTATAGTCTACCGTGAATAGATATTTCGCAGGATAAAACTCTCCGCCAACCTTAGCAAGCCAAGGGCATGGTGTGGCTCTGTTCAGGGTATAAACAGCGTGAGTGTGTGACATGCAATCCCAAGGCTGAGCTTCATACACCTGCATAACTTCAGGCCATTTATCAAAAGCCGTATCCCCCACTAAGGCTGTTATCGGCATTCTGGCCCACATCGCACCCCCGTGGACATTAGGCTCATCACCGTCATCTGATTCACAACCTGTGAATATTACCTGAAAACTTAAACACCTATTGGGCATGGTTGTCACAGCAATACACATAGCGTGCAGAAACTCACCGTGGTAGTTCACATGATTGCATGTATATTCACGCCTTACCCAACACTTGAAGTGGGGTATATTGCTCTGCAAATAGGGCATTTTTGTCTCCCGAAAAACCCTTAATTAGTATATTATAATATATTAGTATATATATATATAATATATATTATAATTAAGGGGATTTCAAATGTATTGTTGGCACTGTAAAACACAGGAATTGATCTGGGGTGGAGATGACGATCTGGAGGATGATGTTTTCTGCATGGTAACA